CCGTTACGAACACCTTGGCGCAACCGTTCACGTCTATCACAACGTCGCAATCGTGTCGTATGTATATGTCCGCCACCGAATATCCGTCATACAACAACATGCCGCTGCAACGGCCGTTCAGTGCCACCACGCGGCCCATGTTGCGGCGGTGTACCTCCTCGTCAATAAAGAAATTGTTATCCCGTAATTGTCCGGCATCGAAATTCTTTTTGATGAAATCCAGCGAAGGGAAATCATGTTCGCACAAGAAATTCATGCCGTGCAAGGCTTTCTCTATAAGCCCCTGCTTGTCGGGATTGCCCCAGTTTTCAAACCACATGTCGCACAGCCCTTTCTCCCGGGCTTCCGACTTCAATCGTTCATTCAAGTCCATATTTATGTTATTTTATGTGGAACATGTTTCCACCGTTGATGTTGCGTTGCAATATATCACGTATCTCTTCGGCGAAATCTGCATTCCTCGACGTATTGTCAGCGATGAGTTTCAGTTGGGTAAGCTGCGCTTGCGCTATGACGCTCATCTGCGGGGCATGTTCATTCACCAGCCGTTCGAGGGTCAATCGGTTGGCCGATAAGTCAGCCCGCATCGCATTGATATACGAAGCCAGCAAACTCGCAGTATCCTCTGTTACACCTTCTATCCCTTTGGTCAGGCTATTCTCTTTATTAAGATCCGAAATATCTACGCCTACCTTTTCCATGGCATCGGAAACGTAGTCCCATATCTCTTTTGAATTATCGATTGCCCCTCTTAATCCGGCCAAACTTTCACCCAATATTACGGCTTCTTCATTTGTCAAGGACGTACCGCCGGCGGAATTAACGCCGAAAATCCCGCCAAGGCCGTCCTCCCCGAATAAGGTCTTCCGCAACTTATCCATGGCGGGTTGCAGTACACTGAGATTTATCATATTTGATATGACGCTTTTCATGATGTCGGCCACCGTGTCGTCAAAGGCTTTCGCTGCATCTTCACCCGAGGCAAAAGCATCGACAAGAGAATCCGCTATCTGAGAAGACCAATCTTTCAGGTTCACGCCATATTGCGACTCGGCAAGCTCCTTGGTGAAATTCCGCTCTGCCTCCAAAGCATCATGATACTGTTGCTTCATATCTTCCAGCTTCTCATCGTCAGTATTGCTCTTCTCTTCTTCCAGTTCCATCTGCTTTTTCATCTCTTCCGATTGCTGGTGAAGATTTTCTTGCATCTCACGAGCTTGAGCCTGCGTAACGCTCCCTAACTGGTTCTCGATAGTACTTTGCAGATTTTTATATGCATTTTGTAATTTCTTTACTTCAAATTCACTATCCTCAATCTCTTTCTGCAACTTGTTGTCATGGAATTGGGCGACGCTTGTTATGATACCCGTAATGCCTTTAATGACTGAAGCCGGATTGGTAAAATCCGCCATGTTCGACAACCCAGAGAAGATTCCTCCGGCCAGTTCCGCCTTTGCAGCCGCCCCGTCATTTCCGAATGCCGAAAAAACGCTACCTAAATCATTCGAAATCGATGCCCCGGCATCAAAAATCTTCGTTGCCGCATCCGCGAA